CAAGACCGGAGTGGACACAATCAAATCGGCAGTCAAAGAGCTTGAACTCTATGGCTACCTAACTAGATCGGGTAAGCAAGAACACAACGATGACGGAACCTTTGCCGACTTTGTTTGGACTACTGCGGACCCGTTCCAAAACCCCGATACGGTGAAAACCGTCAACGGTAAACAGGACACAAAGAACACTATTACTAAAGAACAACAACCTATAAAGAATAAACAAGAGAATACAGATACTGGATTTGATAAGTTTTGGGAGCTCTACCCTAAACGCATAGCTAAAGCTGATGCTCTAAAAGCCTGGAACAAAGCAATAAAAAAGAAAACCGCTGATGAGCTAATTGGCCTCACCAAGGCGTATTCGGAAAGTAAGCTACCCGACATGACCTACATTCCCTACCCAGCATCCTGGCTAAACAAAGGACTCTACGAAGCAGTGGAGAACGATAAACCTGCACCGGCAAGCAAACCTATCTTTGGCAGAATCAAGTGAGTGAGTTCGAGCAGTTAGTCATCGGCTCTGTCCTGCTAACAAACGGCAAGGCACTCGATGACCTGACGCTCACAGGCAAAGACTTTGACGATCTCGGACACGAGAAAATCTACACAACAATGCTTGAGATGAAGCAAGCTCGCCAGCCGATAGATGTCATCACAGTCGGGGCAATGCTGCCTAAGCTTGCCAGCTACCTGCACGACTGCATCACAGCAACACCAACTGCTGCTTCTGTTGGCTATTACGCCGAGCGAGTCATCGAGGAAGTCACCAGGCGAAAACTTGCTCATGCCGGTCAAGTAATCAACATAAAGGCCCAGCATGAGGACTTGGCAACAGTTATAGATCAAGCCAAGAAAGAGATTGACAACCTAAGTGATCGCAACACAGCCAGCAGACCGAGCTATGTAAGCGATGAACTTATCCCTTACCTTGACGAGATAGACAAGCCAAAGAATTATCCACTCAGCCCTTGGAAAGACCTCAACGACATCCTTGGCGGTTTTAGACCAGGTGCCCTTTACATCATCGGTGCTCGACCTGGTATTGGTAAGACCATAGTTGGCTTGCAGATTGCTTGGGAACTATCGAAGCAAGGTCCGGTCAGCTTTCACAGTCTTGAAATGGGCAAGTCAGAGTTGTATAACAGAATCATCTCGATGGAAGCCGAGGTCTACATTGGCAACATTGAAAAGGGTCAGCTCAAGGACATTGACTGGGACAAGATTGCAAGAGCTAAGGAAAAGATAACAAGCCACCAGCTCGCCATCCATGACAAGTCAGGACAGAACCTTTTGCAGATTAGAGCTATGGCAAACGGAGTCAAAGCTAACGGCCAGCTCAGGGCAATCGTTGTTGACTACCTTGGCTTGATTCAAGACACAGAAAAGGGCCGAAAGCGATACGAGATGATTACCGACATCTCCATCGGACTCAAGAACCTTGCTAGAGATCTAGAGGTTCCGGTCATCGCACTAGCCCAGCTCAACCGAGGACCAGAGCAACGCAAAGACTCTAAACCCGACCTAGCTGACCTAAGAGATTCGGGTGGTATTGAGCAGGATGCCGATGCAGTGATTCTGCTGCACCGAGAGTCAATCGCTGAGGATCAGTTCGAGTGGCAAAAGAGCTGGATGATTATGAAGGTTGCAAAGAACCGACAAGGTGGCCTAGGTGAAGTAGGACTCAAGTTCGAGGGTCACCTGTCCAGAGTTGTCGAAGGCTAAGATTATGGCGTGGATGACAATGTGGCACTGTGTTGCCGATGCGGTGCTACCTGGAAGGTCAACACCCATAAGCGAAAGAGGAAAGACCTCAAGTGCCAGTCCTGCCGGATGCACCGAGCCTTGGTCATCAAATACGGCTCTGAAAAGTGCATCCCTTGGCAAGGCGAGTTTGACAAGGCAACCCTCACTGTGCCAATCTTTGACGGCCAGCCTGTCTTACCTGGCATTAGATCCTGTGGTCACACCGACTGCACCAACCCCAATCATGTCTTAGGTGACCACTAGAGTAAACAAATCAACAAGAGATAAGGAAAAAGAGATGGCAAGTATCAAAGTAAAAGGCACCATAAGCCGAGTATTCTACGAAGGCAAAGGCATCGAGCTGACCGAGGCTTACACAACCAAGGCTGGCGAAACAATCAACAAGCGATACACAGTATGGCTAAAGACACCCACCACTTTTGACATCGGTGACGAGTTGCAGGTTGAAGGGCTTTACAGCTCAGAGATTGACAACTGGACCAACAAAGAGGGCGAAGCAAAGCAGTCAATCAAGGTAAGCATCAACAACCCTTACATCACCCCTGCTGATCCAGCTCAGGTAGTCAAGTCGTTGTTTGAGCCAACCCACGAGCCAAGCCCCTTTTGAAAAATCTCCGATGGCTAGTCCCAGCACTAACCGCTGGGGTGCTCCTTAACCTATCGCTCAACACCACTAGCGTTCTTGGTGGTCTGGGACTGGCCTTCGGTCTTATCTACGCCATCGCTGCCATAATGGGAGCATGGGAACTACATGGCAGAGGTAAGCTTTAGCATTACCGGCGATCCTGCCAGCCAAGGTTCACACGCAATAATGCAAGGCCGAATAGTCCAGGTCAACAGCAAGAAACACAAGGCTTGGCGAACTGCCATTGTCAACGAGGTCATTGCGACCTTGCCCCCAGACTGGGAGCCGATAGACGGCCCTTGCGAGCTGATAGTCAATTTCTACATGCCAAGAGGTAAAACTGTGAGTCGGGGGTTGCCTACTGTAGCCCCCGACCTCTAACGGCCCGACAAACTTTTGAGAAGTGTCGGCGATGCCCTAGCCATAGCAGGGGTCTATACCGATGACAGCAGGATTACACGCATCTCAGCCCGAAAGCTGTATGCCCAAGGCATCGAGCCAGGGGCCACAATTACTGTAAAAACCCTAGAATAACGACACGCCGAAAAAGGCAAAAAAACCTAAAAATCTCCCAAAAAACTCAAAAAAAGGGTATAGAGTTTAGACATGGCTCAAGGGGAGCCAGTTAGGAGATTTAAATGAGAGGTTGGCTACTCACAGTCAGCGTATTCCTATCCTTTGGGATGGTCTTAGCTATTCAGCAATACAACTTCACCATTGGTTATTACGCCGGTGCAGTCCTAATCGCAATTCACTTCCTGGTCATCGCACTTTGGTTTACACGCAAGGATGCCAGATGAATAAGAAACATCTCGCACAAGTCCTAGAGGAAGCAAGGCTCTGGACTAACGCTGAGTACGAGGCTAAAGGGGGCAACCCTGAAACAGACAAGTACCACATCCAGAAACAACTTGCCAGGCTAACCCTGCTACAACACATCGCCGACACCTACATAGAACAGAGAGAAAATGGCCAACTATAACCCAGAACCAATCGAGTTCGCAGTCATGGACTACAACCCGAACCAATACAACTTTGGTGTGGCTAAGTCAGACGGCATCTACATGGGCCGAAAACTTATGAAGGATGAAGTCCTAAGACTCATCAACGCAGCTTACCCACAGCCAACCAAAGCAATCACAATCATCATTGACCTAATCGAAGGGGTGCCAGTTGATACAAATAGCAGTTTCTCAGATTCCAGCAGATAAGCTCGCTGCCTACAACAAGGGCAGGAGAGATGAGCAGAAGGCAGTTGAGTCGCTTATCCAGGCAATGCAGATTGACCGGACACTCGACATCGCAACAGGCCACATGATCATGGGCTACCTAGCAACTATTGACAGAAGGCCAAAGGTGGAAGCATGAGCGAGCTACAAGACATCATCGCAACCAGCTCCATCAAAGCTTTCAATCATGGCATGAAGGCCGAGCGTGAGCACATCCTTAGAGTGCTGGCAGAAACAAAAGACCAGACACTTTGCACCTGTCATGGCTGTGAGGAATGGATGAACGCTCTGGACTTTGTAATCGCCAGAATCGAGAACAAGATTCATGACTGACACCGAATACACATCAGGCTTCAATAACGGCAAACGCTATGAGCGTGAGGCCATTCTTGAATACATTGCTTACCATCCAGAGACAACAGCCGAGGACATCGCTGCCGAGATAGAGAGCAGATACAACTCTGACATGAGAGTCAAGTTAGGTGGCACCAAATGAACCTGGCAGAGATAGAGATGAGGCTAGAGCTACTGAGCATCGAGCTTGCAGAGTTAACCAAGATAGTCAACGAGATTGAGGAGAGGTGGAAGTGTTTAGATCTTACGAGCGAAAAGCCCTAAAACGCAGAAGTG